CGGTGTGCCTATCCAGGTGCGTACTACTGGCGAGGAGCGTAAAGCGATGATGCAGCAGATGGCGCAGGCTGCCATGATGGCACAGCAGCAGCAGGGTGCATTACCAGCGCCAGCAGGCGAGGCTATGGCATGAGTGGCTGGGATGACCTAGAGGCAGAGCCTGCTGCCTTTGAGCCTGATCAAGACAGGGTAGATCTGAACCTCCAGGTGGCAAAAACCTTTGCCAGTGCTGAAGGTCAAAAAGTGTTGGCGTGGCTGCGAGAGTTCTATCTTGAGCAACCGTGCTGGCAACCAGGCTCTGACAGTTCGCTGGGAGTGTTCCGAGAGGGGCAAAACAGCGTGGTCAGGGATATTGAAAATAGAATCCGAAAGGCTAAACAAAGATGAGTGATGCAAATGACAACCCAGGCCTGCTGGCTGGTGCAGAGGAAAGCACAGACCAGACGATAACCGAGGGCCAAGAGCAGGCAATCAGTCACGTTCAAGGTGACCCAACGCAAGACGATACCCCACTGGAGCGCCCTGACTTCTGGCCAGAGAAGTTCTGGAACAAAGACAATCAGGAGCCAGACCTAGAGGGAATCAGCAAATCCTACGTGGAGCTAGAGAAGAAGTTTCGAGCTGGTGGCCACAAAGCGCCAGAGAATGGAGAGTACGACATTGGCGGTCTAGGCCTTAAAGATGATGATCCAGTGGTCAAAAGCTATGTAGGCTGGGCGCAGAAGTACGGTATTAGCCAGCAAGCCTTTGAAGACCTAGCACGTGAGGTCACTGGTATTGGCGCCAATAACATAGCAGAAACCCGCCAGAGCATGGCAGACGAGATGGAGAAACTTGGACCTAATGCTAAGGCCATCATCAACAACATGGCTGGCTGGGGCAGAGGCATGGTGCAAAAGGGTATCTGGAGCCAGGACGAGTTCCAAGAGTTTACCCGCTGGGGTGATACCGCTACTGGAATTAAAGCCTTACAAAAGATGAGAGAAACCTACGAGGGTAGAGTACCTACTGACACATTGAAACCAGACGCTGCTGGCTCATTGTCCAAAGATGAGTTGAGCGCCATGGTGGCCAACCCAGAGTACAAGACAAACCCAAGCTACCGAGCAAAGGTAGAGAAGTTGTTTGAGAAGATGTATCCAGATCCACGATAACAGCAAGCAGTTGCTGATTTTTATAGCCAGGTGTAACAGCCTGGCTTTTTTTTAATTAATAGTTGACACAATTCTAAAAATATGATTTAGAATGTAAGCACTGACAACCGCAAGGCCAGTGACGATAGTAGTCTATCCAGGGGTGCGCTGTAAGGCACAAGTCTTGGCCCAGAACTTTCTGGACAACCGTTGGCGATAAACATTTCATCAATAGTTTTCTAGGAGAACACAAATGGCAGTTGGCATTTCCACCGCATTTGTAACCCTGTTCGACACCGAAGTAAAGCAAGCGTATCAAGCTGATGCTGTTTTGCGTAATACTGTTCGGTTGCGTACTGGCGTTACAGCGACTACACACAAATTCCCAAAGATCGGCTCTGGCGTTGCACAAATTCGTGTACCACAGACTGATGTCACACCTTTAAATGTGACCTACTCACAAGCAACCGTCACGTTAACTGACTACATTGCTGCTGAATACTCAGATATATTTTCTCAGTCTCATGTTAACTTTGACGAGCGCCAAGAACTAGTGCAAGTTGTTGCCAAGGCTATTGGACGTAGATCAGACCAGATGATCATTGACGCATTGGCAGCATCAAGCACCAGCTTGACCGTTGCTACTAGCATCGGTGGCGCTGGTACTAACTTGAACATGGCTAAATTGCGTGAAACTGCTCGTTTGCTCAATACTGCAAACGTACCCGCAGAAGATCGCTATATGCTGATTCATGCATCACAATTGTCTAGCCTTTTGTCTGAGACTGCTGTCACAAGTTCTGACTTCAACAGCGTCAAAGCATTGGTGCAAGGTGATATCAACACATTCATGGGCTTTACGTTTATCACTATTGGTGACCGTTCTGAAACTGGTTTAACTGGTGGTGGTTCTGGTCAAACCCGCAAGGTGTATGCCTATCACAAGATGGCAGTCGGCATGGCCGAGAGCATGGCAATCCGTTCTGAAATCAACTACATCCCAGAGAAAACTAGTTACCTAGTTAGCTCGATGTTCAGTGCTGGCGCCATTGCTATCGATGCTGGTGGTTGCGTTGACATTACCTGTACAGAATAAGGAGTACACATCATGGCATTTTCTTTAACGGGTTTTAACCCTATTGGTGGCCAATCAAAGGCTGGCAATGCTCCACAAGTTTGGACGTATACCAGCACTGATGCTCAATCAGTAATTCGTGCCTCTGGCTATTTCAACACTGTTTCCGCACAGTTGAAAGTAAACGATATTATTTTTTGTATCTCTGCCTCTGGTGGCACACCAGTGTTGTCTACTGCTTATGTAAATGCAAACTCTTCTGCTGGAGTTGTTGACATTACTGACGGTGTGACCATAACTTCAACAGATACTGATTAATCAGTAGTCAAGTAAGTAGGCCAACTTCTAGTTATCTGGAGGTTGGCCTTTCTCACATTTTGGGGTGATATATGGCTAGTGGTGATACAGATCTAAAAGTATGCTCAGACGCCTTATTAATGTTGGGCGCTAAGTCAATATCTTCATTTAATGAGGGTACTGACGCATCTAATATCTGTGATCGCATCTACCCAGATATTAAGAAATCTACGCTCCAGTCTTATCCCTGGAGCTTTACTTTTAAAAAGGTTGCGCTGGCGCAGACAGTAAACACGCCAGTGAACCAGTACAAATACGAATACCAGCTGCCATCGGACAGACTTGGCACGATTCGCAGAGCCTACAACTCTTCAGAAGTTGGTGCTAGAACATACACAGACTGGGTCATTCAAGGTGACAAGCTGTTGACCAATGAAGAGACAGTAGTCATTGACTACCAATATCTGCCGACTGAGTCGGAGATGCCCAGTTACTTTATACAACTGCTCAAGTACATGATGACCTGGCACTTGGCAGACCCAATCACAGACCAGATCAGCAAGACCCAGTACTGGCAAAGCATTGCTACTGGTGGACCAGCTGAGAATAATCGTGGTGGTTTCTTTCGCACGGCCATGGTCATTGATGGCCAGGGCAATACTACCCAGAGCTTTGAAGACTTCAGCCTAATTGCTGTGAGGTACTAATGGCTCGATTAGTTACCTTTCAAACCAACTTCAGTAGCGGTGAATTAGATCCGCTGTTGAGGGCTAGGGTTGATTTAAAGCAATATGAAAATGGTGCTGAGACACTGACTAACGTCATTGTGCAGCCACAAGGTGGTGTGCGTAGGCGTGGTGGTTTGAAGTATTTGTTTGAACTACCAAGTGTTGCAGCACCTCAAGATGGCACTCGCTCGGTGGCCTTTGAGTTCTCTGTGGATGACAGCTATATGCTGATCTTTACCAACCAGAGAATGCATATCTTTAAGGATAAGACTCAGATCACCAACATCAATGGCGGGGGTCTTGATTTTTTGCCTGTAACTGCGGTGACCAGTTCTATTCTGTCCACCATGGTCTGGACTCAGTCTGCAGACACATTGATCATTGTCCACAAAGACATCACCCCCATCAAGATTGTGCGTGGTGGTAGTGACTCAACTTGGACGGTGAGCAATATCACCTTTATCAGCATTCCAAAGTATGCGTTCACCATTGCACTATCTAACCCAGCGGGTACTTTGACGCCAAGCGCTAAGTCTGGTGAGGTTACTCTTACTGCTAGTTCTGCGGTGTTTAGTGCTGGCTCTGTTGGCCAATACATCAATGCCACCCCACAAGGCAGAGCAAGGATCGTGGCCTTTACAAGCACTACCGTCGTAAGCGCAGTAACAGAGATACCGTTTTTTGATGTCTCTGCGATTGCTAGTGGATCGTGGGAGCTGGAGGCTGGCTATGAGGATGTGTGGTCAGCTACTAAGGGCTATCCAAGAAGCTGCACATTCCATGAGGGGCGTCTGTACTTTGGTGGATCAAAGACTCGGCCAAGCACCATATGGGGCAGCAAGGTGGCGCAGTTTTTTGACTTCAACCCTGATCAATCCTACGATGATGATGCGGTGGAGGCCACGCTAGACACCAACAGTTTGAACGTGATCATTGACATTATTAGTGGCCGTGACTTGCAAGTGTTCACTAGCGGTGGTGAGTTCTATGTGCCACAAAATGGCTTAGATCCAATCACACCTACTAACTTCTTTGTTAAGGCCGTGAGTCGCAATGGTGCTAGAGAAGGCATCAGGGTGCAGATTCTGCAGTCTGGTACGTTGTATGTGCAGCGCCAGGGCAAGTCTCTTAACGAGTTCCAGTTCTCTGACACTACCCTATCCTATGTGAGCCAGTCGATCAGCTTGCTGTCTAGCCACTTGATCAATGCACCAACTGAGTTGGCGTTGCGTAAGAACACTAGCACCGAAGAGACAGATACGCTGTTTATGCTAAATGGTGATGGCACGATTGCTAACTACTCTATTTTGCGCCAGCAAAACGTGGTGGCTCCTAGCAAGCTCACTACTGATGGCCTGTTTAAAGACATTGGCGTGGATATTGAGGATATCTATGTCGTGGTCAAGCGCACGTTTAACTCTGTTGAGCGTTACTTTGTTGAGGTGTTTGATAACACGGTGTTTACAGACTGTGCGTTTACTGGTGGCGTTACCACAACGATATCAAGCCTGCCACACATTGGTAAGACTTTGAATGTCAAAGCTGATGGATCGGTGCTGTCTGATGAGGTGGTTAGTGGCGGTGGATCTCTGACTATGGACAGAGCCAGCGTTACTAGCTATGAGGTAGGCCTGCCGTTTACGGTGAGCATTGTGACTTTGCCGATTGAGCCAAGACTCCAGGCAGGCGCCAGGACTGGCTTTGTCAAACGCATTGTTGAAGTCAATGCCATCCTGTATGAAACCCAGCACATTATTGTTAACACTAACCTAGTGCCAATTCGCACGTTGGATACAACTAATATCTTGGATAACGATGTGCCAGAGTTCACTGGGACTAAATTGATCAGCGGTATCAGCGGCTATGAGCAAGACGCCCAAATAACTATCACTCAGACCTTGCCTCTAAAGCTCAACTTGTTGGGTATGGAGTACAAGATTAGCGTGTATGGAGGCACATAATGGGTTTTGAAACAGCATTTTTTGCATCAGCAATACCAGCAGCAGGCGCAGCAGAGGCAGCCTTACTTGCTACTGATGTAGCAATAGGTGGTGGCGCATTGGCCTCAACTGCACCAGTTTTTACTGCTGCAACACCATCACTGTTTACGGCATCCAATCTGTCTATGGCCAGCAGCGCATTCAGTGCGGTATCCAGTGTGTCACAAGGCTACGCACAGGCCGACTACTACCGCCTGCAAGGCTCTCAGGCAGAGCTACAAGGCCGTCAAAACGCATTGAACTACAACCGCCAGGCATACCAGCTTTTAGAGCGCCAGCAACGTCTGGCATCTACTGTCAGGGCTAGAGCTGTAGCAGGCGGTGTAGACCCATTGTCTGGCTCACCCATGACCGTGGATCAATCCAATGCTTATCGTGCTGGCAACGAGATCCAGATCTTGAATGAGAATGCACAGCTGGCAATGTCTGGTGGTTTAGCAATATCTCAGTCATTCAATGCTGCAGCAAGTTCTGCAGAACAATATGGTTTGATGTCGGGTGCTGCCAAAGGTTTGCTGGCTGGCGCTACTTACCAAACTACAAAAATACCACGTAGGGCATAAGACATGGCAACGCTACCTACCTACGAAAACGCTGGCGCTCAATACGCCAATTTACCAAGCGTAAACACTGCACCACAGCAAGTAGCAGCGCAGGGCATGAGTATGCTCGGCCAGCAGTTGGATCGCATGACAGCGTATTTCCAGACCCAGGCTGTGACTGATGCACAAAAAGCTGGCATGAAGTACGCCATTGAGTTGCCACCTACATTAGAGCAGTTAGAGGTTGGTAAGAGGACTGGCCAGATGCCAGTTGTACAAGGCGGTGGCCGAATATTCCAAGAGTCTTACAACAAGGCGTCTGCCCATATCCTGGGTACAAACATCATTGCTGACTTTCAGAACCGTCAAGCTGACAGATTGCAAAAGATTGAGTCTGGTGCGCCAGTAGATCTATTGGCTCTAAGGCGTGATCTCAGGGATGATATTGATGGCAATGCATCAATGTTGACTAACCTAGATGCTGAGACATCTATCCAGGTCAGAGCGCAGATGACAACCCTTGGCCATGCTGTATACAAGCAGGCGCTGATGTTTGATGAGAAGGCTAGGCAGGCTAGTTACCAGGTAGACCAAGAGGTGGGTTTGAGCAAGATCAAGCCAGTGCTTGAGAATGTCATTACCTCATACGCCAAGATCAATTTACCAGCTGGTGAACTAGAGCAAGTGCTAGACAATGTACTTAACCCTTTTACCAACTCCACATCTATCCGATTGGCTGGTGGCAACAAGTATGCGCTTGAGGCTTATAAGATCAAAGAGAATGCCAAGATAAGTGCAATAAGTGCAAAGCTGACTGATAGAGACTTTGCGCCTACAGCTGGTGCAGCGTTCAAGAAGATCCTTGCTGGCGATGCTGGCGAGTTGACTGAGATGTACAAAGGCATGAGTACAGACAGCAAGGATCTGTTGCGTGAGCGCATCATCAAGTCTTTCTCAGATCAAGAGCAGACCAGAAAGATGGACGAGGCTATTGTTAAAGATGCCAATAAGACCAAGGGCAATGCGTTAACCCTAGAGT